GTAGATGACTGCACCCCTATTAGTCTAAACAAGCGTGACCTATACGTACTACGTGAGATATGCATTGAAGTATTAAATGCACACTCAGAAGAAAAAGCAATGGACTTACTACCACCTACACCAGGATTTTTCTTTGGTGCTAATGAGGTAGGAGATTGGTATTGGGATGACATTAAAGATACCATTGACAAACTAAATACAGCCCTTGAACAAAGCGTTGATGACGCTATGTTTGAGTATCAAGCAAGTTGGTAGAAAGGGAAGCATGACAACAGACATAGCAAGTAAGCACAAGTCTGCTTGGGTACGGGGTGGCACTGCAGTAACAGCCACCTCTGCTGGAATGGCAGCAACACAAGCAGGACTTAACTGGACTGTACGTGAAGGTAAGTTAACAGCAGAAGCAACACCATTTGCAATAGATGAGGAAGGTGTAACACCACCTACATACATAGACGTACCAAAGAAGAAGGCTATCATCCGTGAGGATAGTAACTCAGTCATTGGTATTGTCGGTACTAAGTATAAGATTGTCCAGAACATGGAAGTCTTTAACGCATTAGATACACTAGTAGACTCAGGTGATGCACGCTATTGTGCAGCAGGTGAGTACAACAATGGCTCTAACATCTGGATGCTACTTGAAATACCACAAGGTGTAACAGTAGCCAATGACCCACACGCTGCGTTCCTACTAGTTAAGTCATCACATGATGGCTCATCATCTGTAGTTATTAAGCCAGTCATTGAGCGTCTATGGTGTGCTAACCAGGTCAATGGTTTGATTAGCAACAAGACAGGCACACGCAATCATAAGTACAATGAGTACACATACCGTATGTCACATACAACTAACCAAGAACTATCTATTGCTGACATCCGTAACATTACTCAGTTAACTTATACTGCTATCCAAGACTATGAAGCAACAGCCAACGCGTTGTTACAAAATAAGATGACAAGAGAACAGACAGTTAACTTCTTCAAGCGTGTATGGGCACTGCCTAGCACAGTAGAAGATACACCTTATGACTTACTCACACGTGGTGAGCGCAAGCAACAGACCATTGCTAAAGAAGCACGCGCTAAAGCGTGGGCTATTTACAATGAATCAGAAACACAGGAGAACATCAGGGGTACAGCCTTTGGTGCATGGCACGCAGTGGTAGAATTTGCTGACCACTATGCAACGGGTGGCGCGGAGCGCCTTGCCGCCGCCACCCTGAGTGGTCGTAACGACAGAGTAAAGACTAAAGCATTGTCTTTACTTACAACATAGAGTTCCAATGGGTGGGACAGGTATAGTGAACCAGCGTAAGGCTCTTTACATGGGGGCTGAGATGCAGGTAGTTTATACCAGCACCTGAGTATGTGTCTAAACTGCTCATCCAACTAGAGAGGGAGATATGAACACAATCCAAATCACATCAGAAGATGGTATCGTAATCAACTACACCGAAGGTGAAGTGCTACGTTATATTGAACGAGCAAAGGAAACAGATGCAGTTCATGAACTTACCAATATGCAAGCAGCAAACATCCGTGCAATTCGTAATGAAGTATACAACTTCTTCCGTGAAGGTGAATGGCAAGATGGTGAAACAACATGTAACAAGGGAGATGTCAATGCCATGCTTGAACGCATCGGTGCTAACAAACTCACAAGCACATACACTGGAACGTTTACTATCAATGGTACCTTCAGCGTAGAAGCAGAAGATGCAGACTCAGCAACAGATTTACTTACAGACAATATCAATGTTGAGTTCTATGATGGGGATATAGATGTAGATAACATTGAAATCCATGACATGGAAGAAGATAACTAGTGACAGCATTCGTTCCATATAATGGAACAGCAGGCTGGTCAGGTACAGATACATCCAAGTTACGTGCAATAGAAAACCTTATCTCAGGTCGGGAAGAGAACCGACAAGAGCAAGCGTTGTCCTTACTTAAAAGCGTAGGTGAGTTAGGGTTGACATGGAAAGAGATGTCAACACAAACAGGATGGCATCACGGTACTACCAGTGGTATACTCTCAGTGCTGCATCAGTCAGGTGCAGTCATACGTTTGTATAGTTCACGCAATAGGTGCAAGGTATATGTGCATCAGAATTACAAAGATGCATACGTAAAGTATGAGACATACAAGAAGAGAGAAAAACTTTGCCCGCATTGTGGGCATGACATCAATGCATAAGCCGTCACTTATGCTATGATGTCAGGACTAGTAGGTGGTAGGTTTCTCTCTCTTTCCCTACCCCTATTAGTTTTAACAAAGGAGAAGCGTGGCAGAAGTAGAGATAGCCAGAGATAGATACGGTAGACCAATGGTAGTACCACCCAAAGGTGGTAAACCAGTGCCCTACACACGGACAACTACAGTTGCAGGTTCATTAGATGATGGCACTGCATTAGTTGCATGGAAGTTACGCATGGCAGCAGCAGGTTTAACACTACGACCTGATTTACTGTTGGCTGCAAGTGCACATCGTGATAACAAGTTAGAGATGGATAAGTTAGTTGAAGATGCAATGGAAGCAGCAGGTGCTACCAAGCAAGCAACTATAGGTACAGCCATACATACACTCACCGAAAAGTATGATAGAGGTGAAGACCTAGGTGTTATCCCTGATGAATACGTAGCAGACATACAAGCATATGCAGAAGCAACAAAGAACTTTGAGAATGTAAACATAGAACAGTTCTGCGTGCTAGATAAGTTTAAGATTGCAGGTACACCTGACCGTATAGTTAGATACAAAGGTGAACTATTTATCTCTGACCTCAAGACAGGTAGTATCAGTTACCCAAACAAGATTGCCATGCAGTTAGCAGTGTATGCACACGGCTTGCCGTATGACCCTGCTACGGCAACCCGTGGTTCATGGGGTGATGTCAACCAAGATAAAGGAATCATTGTGCATCTACCAGCAGGTAGTGGACAATGTGAACTACATTTCGTTGACCTCAAAGAAGGTTGGAAGGGTATACAATTAGCAATGAAAGTGCGTACCTTCCGAGATACAAAGAAGAAACTAGTCACATCAATTAAGGAGTAACGTGACCCACACAGAAGCACCTATCAGCATCACAGTTAAATCAGCAGCAGGTTCGCTTGTTACCATACGTGCATCTAATGCAGAAGAGTTAGACCAAGTAGTTGCACTAACAGTTGCATCACTAACATCTGCAACAGCAGAGTTAGAAGCAGCAGTGCGTGGTACTAATGCAGCAGTACCACCACAACCAGCAACAGCAACAGTTGCAGCAGCGTTTAACGCTACAGTAATTGATTCATCACCATCATTAGGTACAGGTTCACGTGTCTGTCCTCACGGTACAATGACACGCATTCATGGACTAACAGGTAAGTTTGGTCCATACAAAGGTTACTTCTGCCCTGCTAAACAAGGAGACCCAACCAAATGCACAACACAATACATCAAGCCAGCAATGGCAGAGTGGAACTCATTCCAACCAGACCAAACAAAAGCATAAGTGAAAACCCTACGCCGTAGTATTGGTAAGCCAGAGGTAGGTGGGGAGCCGTTAGCCCCACCTTTCCAGGCGTTCCAACGTGAAGGTATGATTCTGCGAAGAGCAGAAGTTACTGTCATAGCAGGTACTCCAGGCGCAGGTAAATCTAGTATTGCATTACATATCGCAGCAAGATTAAAACAACCTACATTATATTTCTCTGCTGATACTAATGCACATACTATGGCTATGCGTTTGCTTGCAATGAAAGCAAAGATACCCCAAGCACAAGCCGAGTACATGCTAAAGACACAGCCAGCACAAGCAGAAGAACTCTTACGAGAGTTCGGTAATCTTTACTGGTCATTTGAACCAAGCCCCACACTAAAAGATTTAGATGAAGAAGTATCTGCATTTGAAACTATGTGGGGAAGAAGTCCTACGCTTATCGTGGTAGATAACCTTATGGATATAGCGATAGATGGACATGAAGAGTTTGCTGGTATGCGTGCAGTAATGAAAGAACTTAAGTATCTTGCAAGAGATACTAACGCATGCGTATTAGTATTACACCACACTAAAGAAGGTGCGCAAGGTTTCCCTTGCCAACCACGCTCAGCATTACAAGGTATGGTTAGTCAGATACCAGCGATGGTACTAACAGTAGGACAGATGATGCAGGGACAGGACATATACTTATGTGTAGCATCTGTTAAGAATCGTTATGGTAGAGCAGACCACACAGGTAATACCTACATCCCACTATCATTTGAGCCTGGCTCTATGTATCTAGAAGATGTAGTCCGAGACTATAGACAAACGGAGATGACAGTATAATGCCAAAATTTGACCTCATATTAATTAAACGTAAGATTAAAACTATTCGTGCATCAACAAAAGAAATAGCAGAAGAAAGAGCAAAAGCAATAGTTGCTGATTCTGATTGGATGGTAGAATCAGTTGAATGGAACGCATTAGGTATTGAGATAACAGAAGAATGAGTAGCGCAGCCAAAGCCAAAGGCTCAGTAGCCGAACGTGATGTAGTTAAGTACCTCAAAGAATGGTTTCCTTATGTTGATAGGCGATTGGCTGGTGCTACATTAGATAAAGGTGACGTGTCAGGTATACCTGGAGTCACGATAGAGATTAAAAACCACGCCAAGATGGACTTGGCGGGCTGGACTGAAGAGTTGTTAACCGAAATGGCTAACGATAAAGCATGGACGGGCGTGGTGTGGCACAAACGTAAGGGCAAAGGGGACCCTGGGGAATGGTACTGCACCATGCCTGGTCATGTATGGGTAGAATTACTACGGAAGGCATTAAATAAATGATTACTATGTTAATGTTTATGCAATTATTATTTACACAATTACTTAATGCTATACAAATGTTGTTATTATTATAATGGAATTCCACTACAATACAATTGTTTGCAAAAACTGTTCTTATACTAGACCAAATAGTGAATGGTATAGAAGTAAAGAAACGGATATACTTTATTGCACAGAAGATTGTTACCTAGCAAAAGAGAAACATGGAATCAAAACCTAGCATTAAAGAATACTTGCACTACATAGGTGCAGATACACCAGCAGAAGGTAGTGGCTGGCGTAAAATGAAGTGTCCATTTCATAGTGACACACATGCAAGCGCAGCAGTAAACTATGATAAGAACGCCTTTGTCTGCCACGGGTGTGGTGTCAAAGGCGATACTTATTCGTTGATTATGTATAAGGAAGGTGGAGATTATCGTGAG